AATATCACCCCTGTAAATTTGTGCATAACGACAAAGTTCACGAAATTCAACAAACCCCGTTGACAAGTTGAAAGCCGTAAACTATAATAGGGGTACAAGTTGAAAACTGTGAACTGAGTGCGTCGTATTTGTTGGCGCTTTTATGATAACACGAAAGTTTACATTTTTCAACAAATGATTTGAAAGGGGTTGAAATTTGTATGCTTGCACAATGGACGGCGGATCTTGTTGGGCAGATGCACAAGTACAAGATATCCATGAAGCAGCTTGCTGACCACATGGGGTTGACCAGAGAATATGTCAGTATGGTGCTAAATGGCCACCGGGAGCCCGCTGGGGCTCAGGAGAAGTTTTGGAAGGCATTACAGGAACTCGTTGAGTCTTTGCCTTCCAACGGTAGCACATCGCTTGTCCGATAAATTGGACGGAAAGGATTACCAATGGAGGTTTATGTGTTTTTGAAATCGATTAATAAGGAGGAGCGTTATGGAATTCAATGAAAACCGTGTGATCGTTCATCAGGATATGCCTGATGCGGAGACTGTCAGCAAGTGGCTGCACATCTGCAGTCGGGATGATGCCGGGGAGTACTGCAAGGTCTGCCCCTACAACACCGATCCCTATGAGAACGGCTGCGGCAAACTTCTGGCTGATGCTGAGAAGCTGATCCGCTTCCTGATGGGGTGATATGTCAGCGAAGCCGCTGGCATGAAAGGAGAATGATATGCCTATCGTTATCGCGAGAGATGGCAGCGGCGAGCCTCGGATAGTCAGACCGCTGACCCAGGAAGAAAAGGACCGGCTATGGGCCAAAATCGTTATGAACTGGGCCGATAGCAACAAGGATGTTCTACGCAGAGAAACGGAAGCCAGTAAAGGCTTATGAAAGGAGAATAGCGATGATCAGTGAGGAAGGAAGGGGCAAGTACCTGGATATGGACAGCGTCGAGGAATACCGCCGGGAACAGGAAGCCAAGCGGAAGAAGCAGCTGGAGGCTGAGAGGGCAGATGCTGGCCGCCGGATGAGCTGCTGGGCGGGATTGATCCTGGTGGGCGGAGGTTTGGTGGCTATGATCCTTCAGGGGCTCATCGATACCACCATTGGCGTGACTGCGCTGGCGATCAGCTGCGCGGCTCTCGGAAGGGGGACGAAGCAGTGACCAAGAGCGAATCCAACCGGAAGTACCGGCAGACCCACAAGGCCCATGTTAATGAATACCAGAAGAAGTGGCGGGCCGCGAACAAGGAAAAGGTGGCTTCCTACTGCGCCAAATACTACCGGGAAAACCGGGCAGCGATCAGGGCGCAGCAGGCAGAATACCGGGAACGGGATCGGGAAGCCTACAACGCCGCTGCCAGAGAGCGCCAGCGCAAGAGCCGTGCCAGGAAGAAGGCGGAGAAACTGGCAAATAGCCTTATGACCGGGGGATCGCCACAAGGCTTCGCCCTTCGCGATGACTCGGTTTAATAAAAAAGCCGCTCTCCGGTGTGCGAGACCGGAAAGCGGTGTGAGGAAGATGCGGGGGATACCCTCTCAGTCAGCCTGGACGGCTGCCAGCTCTCCCATGGGGAGAGCCTTAGAGCGATTCCCTCAATGGATGGTGCTATTGTAGCACAGAAAGGATCAAAAATCAAGCTATGAAGGATATCAGAATCGACCGGCTGCGGCTGGAGAATTTCAAATGCCATGCTGCGCTGGATCTGGACTTTTCCGGTGAGGACCGGAGTATCTACGGCGACAATGCCAGCGGCAAGACCAGCGTATATGACGCTCTGACGTGGTTGCTTTTCGGCAAAGATTCTCTTGGCAACGGAGAGAAGAGCATCGATCTGAAGCCGCTGGGAGCGGACGGACAGGTTAAGGATCATGAGGCCATCACGGCGGTGGAGGCTGTACTTACCTGCGACGGGGAGGAAGTGACCCTGAAGCGGACGCTGCGGGAGGTATGGACCACCCGGCGTGGAAGCTCCGAGCTGAGCTATGACGGAAACGTCAGCGATTACTTTGTGAACGGTGTGCCCAGCAAGAAGAACGCCTTCGACGCAAAGGTGAAGGAGCTGTGCCCGGAGGACCTTTTCCGGATGCTTACATCCGTAAGCTGGTTTGCCGCCGGCATGAAATGGCAGGACAGAAGAAGCGTCCTCTTTGATATGGCCGGATGCCTGACGGATGCTCAGGTTATGGAAAAAGAGGAGCGCTTCGACGAGCTCCGGGAGAGCATGGGAAAGCTGACCATTGCCGAATACAAGGCAAAGCTGCTGCACCAGAAGCGTGGTCTGACCGGCGTAAGGGATGACGCTCCCGCCAGAATCAGCGAATGCCAGCGGCAGCTGGAAAATACAGCCCTGATCGACGAGGATGCCCTGAAGGCCCAGGAAACGGAGCTAACCGCCCAGAGAGATGCCTTAAGCAGCGACCTGATCGCCATTGACCATGACAGCGCCATGCAGGGCAAGCGGCTGGACCTTCGCTCTGCCAAGATGGAGCGGGATCAGGTGGTGAAGGCCAACGAGATCTACCGGGACGGCCAGCGGAGCTTCTCCAATGACAAGGGCCAGCTTCCGGCCAGACTTCGGCAGGAAGAGGTTCGCATGGAGGTCATCGAAAGCGCCATCGGCAGGACCAAGCGGACCATCAGCCGGTATGAAGAGCAGCTGCAGGGGACCCGGGACAGATGGGTGAAGGTAAACGGCGAGGCTTTTACCGGCGGCATTTGCCCCAGCTGCGGACAGGCTCTCCCCTTTGAGCAGCTCAAGAGCGCCACAGAACGGTTTGAGACCCAGAAGCAGGCAAACCTTGCCGGCCTGGAGAGAGAGGCTGAGCGGATCAAGGAGCGGATTCAGGACGCCCAGGGTGAGCTGATGGAGCGGGAAGAAGAGCTTCAGGCCAAGAAGGCGGAGATCGAGAGTCTGAAAAGCCAGATCAAGGCCGCGGAGGCCATCAAGATCGAGGATATGCCGGACTACCAGATGCTGCTCAAAAAGGCAGAGGACAAGATCTGGGACATCCAGGAGGAGATCCGGAGCCTGACGGAGCGGAGCGGTGAGGTGAGAAGCCGCAAGCAGGCGGAGCTGGACGCCGTGAACGAAAAGCTGCGGGATATCTGGGAGCAGATGGCCCGGAAGGGTTACCGGGACACCCTGCAGAAGCGCATCGGTGAGCTGAAGGCGGACATGAAAAACGCCTCGGAGGCGCTGGAGGCCATCGATAAGATGCTATACGCCATGGAGGACTTTGTGCGGTTCAAGTGCCGGTTCGTGGAGCAGAGCGTGAACGACCATTTCCGGCTGGCATCCTTCCGGCTTTTCCGGGAACAGGCCAACGGAGGTCTGGAGGAGCGGTGCGACGCCCAGCAGAACGGTGTTCCCTATGTGGGACTGAACAACGGCATGAAGATCAATGTTGGTATCGACATCATCAATGCCCTGAGCCGCCACTACGGCGTGAGTGTGCCGTTGTTCGTGGATAACGCGGAGGCGGTGACGAGACTGGAAGACTGCCGCAGCCAGGTGATCCGGCTGGTGGTAAGCGAAGAGGATAAGGAGCTGAGAATGGTATGAGAATAAAAGATCGTGCAAAGCCCAAGGCGCCTCCGGTGGAGCCGGGTGTTTACATGGCCGTTTGCATCGGCATTGTTGACCTGGGAGAGCAGTACAGCGAGAAATTCAAGAGCTATTCCAACAAGGTCAAATTTGTATGGGCACTGCCGGGAGAAACCATCACCATTGAGGGCAAGGAAGAAGAGCGGCAGCTGAGCAAGGAATTTACCCTCTCCATCAGCAAGAAGGGCTCTTTGAGAGGCTTTCTGGAGAGCTGGAACAGCCGGAGCTATTCTGACGAGGAATTTGGTGAGCTGGATATCTTCGACCAGCTGGGCAAGGCCTGCCAGCTTCAGGTGGTGCTGAACGAGACCAAGGAATACAGCAATGTGGCGAACCTGATGCCCATCCCCAGAGGGATGCCGGTGCCTCAGAGCCGCACGGAGATGTACACCTGGGATATGGAAAAGTGGGATGATGCCCTCTTTGAAAAGCTGCCGGAATGGACCCGGGAGCAGATCATGAAATCTACACAGTATCAGAAGGATCATGCGCCGGTGACGGATGTGGCGGTGGAGCCCTCTCAGGGCAGTCAGGCGCTGTGTGGAACCAACGGGGGGATCGCCACAACCAGTGTGAGCACTGGTTTCGCGATGACCGGAAATTCTAAGGGGAGCCTGGGAGGTGCGCCGTTTTGAGATTTGAGAGCTTTTACTCGTCATCGCACGGGAATGCTTATCTGATTGACGATGGGTGCACAAAGCTGCTGATCGAATGCGGCGTTACTTACAAGAAACTTTGCAAGGCTCTGGGCTTCCGGCTGACGGAGGTCCAGGGGGTCCTGGTCTCCCATGAGCACAAGGACCATGCCGGGTGCGCGGAGAAGCTGATCGGCTGCGGATTCGATGTATACCTCTCAAGCGGGACGGCGGAGGCGCTGGAGCTGCCTGAAAAGCTGCTGGAGCTGGCCCATGGGATGGAAGCGGGAACGCAATTTCAGGTGGGGACCATGGACATCATGCCGTTTCAGACCTTCCACGACGCTCTGGAGCCGCTGGGATTTGTGATCCGGAGCCGGGAGGACGGGGATGTGCTGGTATATGCCATTGACACAGTGAATCTTCCCTATCGGTTCCCGGGAGCGGGGATGCTGGCGCTGGAAGCCAATTTCGATAAGGCGATTCTGGAGCGGTGCCAGCGGATGCCGGAGAAAGTCCGCAAGCGGGTGGCAAACACCCACATGGAGATCGACAAACTGTGCGATTGCCTGAAGCGGATGGATCTGAGGGGCTGCCGGGAGCTTTACCTGCTGCACCTGAGCGACAGTACCAGCCATGAGGGACATTTTATCAACAAAGTGAGACGATGTGTGCCGCCGGATTGCCGGGTTACGGCCTGCGGAAGGGAGTGACGAGCCATGGCCAGACCTGGCATTATGATCTATTTTGATATCCGGAAGCCTCTTTCCTGGCTTCCCAACGAGGATAAGGGAAGGCTTCTGGATGCCATTCTGGAATACGGAGAGTTTGGCGTGGTTCCGGAGTTTGATGGGATGCTGGGTATGGCATGGGGCTTTATTCAGCCGAGACTCGATAAGGACGGAGACAATTACGAGAACTCAAAAGCGCAGCGGCAGTACGCCTCGTTCTGCAAAAAAAGAAACGGCTACAATTTGCCGAAGATCGCCTTTGAGGATTGGCTGGAGATGGATGAGGAGGAGCGGAAATGGAGGTCCTCTTCCGATAACGGCCGATACCGGCCCGGTGTTTTCGTTAACGGCCCGATACCGACCGATAACGGCCCGTTAACGGTCGATGGTTTTCGTTATCCATCTACACCTACACCGACATCTACACCGACATCCACATCTCCATCGACATCTTCATCCACATCCACATATTCATATACATCTACATCGACAGCAGCAGCGACAGGCACAGACCATCCCGATGGCGCTGACGCGCCGGATGCTGCTGCGGCCAGAGAGAATAAACTGGAATTTATCAAAGGAGAGCTGGGCAAGGGTGTTGTGAAGCTGACGCCTTTCCAATTTGATCTCCTGCTGGACAGACTGGGGGTAGATATGTTCGATCACTATGTCAGGAAGCTGGCTGATTTCATTATCAAAAACGGCGCAGCCCCGGGAAACCATTTCAAGCTGATTCAGAAATGGGCCGACGAGGACGCCGGTATCGGCGGATAGCCTATGGCGGGCGGCTCTTATATTCAGGCAGATGTTGGCTGCCCGTTTTATCGATACGATGACGGGCGCCGCACCGTGGCCTGCGAGGGGGTGACGGATGGGAGCATTATTTTGCAGCGGTATTCCAGACGATCTGACTGGGAATGCTGTGACTGCTGAACAGGCAACGAAAGATATGTTCAATGTTGTCATTGAAGATGTTGTAGATGGAGGATACATGATTCCCTGGCTCGTGAGATCTGGTGAAGGGTATGTGCGATTCTATGTAATTTGGGGTGAAGAATATACCAATATTACCATTGGCACACGCCCGAAATAACCCCAACCCGTGAGAATGAGCCCGAAGGGGCGGGAGGAGGTGGAGGATGCCAAGGCTGATCATTGACCCGCCCAGCGAGAAGCAGGAGCTTTTTTTACTGGCGGACGCAAAACACGTGGGGTTCGGCGGGGCCCGAGGGGGCGGCAAGAGCTGGGTGGTGCGGCTGAAGGCCAAGCTGCTGGCGCTGCGGTTTTCGGGGATCAAGGAGCTGATCGTAAGAAAGACCTACCCGGAGCTGATCGCAAACCATATCAACACCCTGCGGGAGGAGCTGCACGGCATCGCCAAATACAACAAGCAGGAAAAGTGCTTCTTCTTCCCCAACGGCAGCACCATCAAATTCGGCTACTGCGCGGCGGACAGTGACCTGGACCAATACCAGGGCGCCGAATATGACGTGATATTCCTGGACGAGGCCACAAACCTGCGGGAGGAATGGATCAAAAAGATCACGGCGTGTGTGCGTGGCGTCAACGACTTTCCGAAGCGGATCTACTACACGTTTAACCCCGGCGGCGTGGGCCATGGGTACATGAAAAGACTGTTCATCGACCGGCGGTATGAGGACGGAGAGGACCCTGACGATTACGTCTTCATTCAGAGTCTGGTGACGGACAACAAAGTGCTGATGGCCCGCCAGCCGGACTACATCAAGCAGCTGGAGGCACTGCCGCCGAAGCTGCGGGAGGCATGGCTCTACGGGCGCTGGGACATCTACGAGGGACAGTTCTTCGAGGACTTCCGGACAGATCCGGATGCCCAGAAATGCCATCAGGCGGGAATCAGCGTGGAGGAGGCCAGGGAGAGAGGGCTATGGACCCACGTGATCCCTCCCCTGGACCTGAACGCTGGCAACAGGAGAGGCTGGCAGATCTACCGGAGCTACGACTTCGGCTATGCCAAGCCCTTCTCCTGCGCATGGTGGGCCATCGACTACGACGGGACACTATACCGGATTCTGGAGCTGTACGGCTGCACCGGCACGCCCAACGAGGGCACCAAATGGACGCCGGACCAGCAGTTCGGGGAGATCGCCAGAATCGAGAGAGAGCATCCGTGGCTGAGAGGCAAGCGGATCATGGGCGTGGCAGACCCGGCCATCTGGGACGCCAGCCGGGGCGACAGCATCGCTGACACCGCTGCCAAATACGGGCTGTACTTTGACCCGGGTGACCATGAGCGGATCGCAGGCTGGATGCAATGCCATTACCGGCTCCAGTTCGACGAGCAGGGGCGCTCCCGGTGCTACATCTTCGACAACTGCAAGGGGTTCATAAGGACCATTCCGCTGATGATGTATGACGAGCACAAGGTGGAGGACCTGGACACCAGTCTGGAGGACCACATCGCCGACGAATGGCGGTATATGTGCATGGCAAGGCCCATTACGCCGATCAGGCCGGTGGAGCAGAAGGTTTACCTGAATGACCCGCTGAATCAGTTTACGAAGCGGAGGTGACGGGGGGATCGCCACACCAGCCTGCGGGCTGGTTCGCGATGACCGCTATTTTGCCCGCTGAACCAGTTTACGAAGCGGAGGTAGGGGCGGTTCCTCTGACGGGGGGATCGCCACACCAGCCTGCGGGCTGGTTCGCGATGACCGTTTTGGGAAGGTTTTTTGAAAGGAGAATGTATGGAATTTGATAAGATGCCCGGGGCGGGTGGTCAGGTGGACGCTCAGACCGGGAATATGCCTGTGATGGCGGCCATCGGAGAAGAGCGGCTGCGGGAATTTACCCTGATTCTGCGGGAATACAACTCCGGGCTTCACCTGACAAAGGAAAGGATCATCAGCTCCGAAAACTGGTGGAAGCTGAGAAACACCAGAGAAGAGCAGAAAGAGACCAATGTGGGACAGGACGGGGCCTTCGCCGCCCGGAGCGCATGGCTGCACAACGTGATCGTGAGCAAACACGCTGACGCCATGGAGGCGTTCCCGGAGCCCATTTTCCTGCCCAGAGAGGCAAGCGACAGACAGGAGGCCAAGATGCTGAGCGCCGTGGTGCCCTGCATTCTGGACGAGAACGGCTTTGAGCAGGTATACTCCGATGCCCAATGGCAGAAATGCAAGACCGGCACCGGCGCCTACAAGATCGTTTGGGACAAGAATAAGCTGAACGGCCTGGGCGATGTGGGAATCACCAGGGTAAACCTTTTGAATCTCTACTGGGAGCCGGGTGTGACGGATATCCAGAAGAGCCGCTACTTCTTCCACACGGAGCTGCAGGACAAGGATGTGCTGGAGGAGAGATACCCGCAGCTGAAGGGCAAGCTGAAGGACAGCAGCTTCGTCAGCAGCAAATTCCTCTACGATGACAGCGTGAAGACCGAGAACAAGGCTACCGTGATCGAGGTTTACTACCGTCGGATGGTGGATGGCAGAAAGGTGCTGCACTACTGCAAGTATGTGGGCGATCAGGTGCTGTTTGCCACCGAAAATGAGCAGGAAGCGCTGACCGATGATATGGGCAAGCCTATTGGGGAGGCTATGGCGGTGACCGGCCTTTACGATCACGGAGATTATCCCTACGTATTCGATTCGCTGTACCCCATCGAGGGAAGTCCCTGCGGCTACGGCTATGTGGAAGTGTGCCGGAATCCTCAGACGGAAATCGATCTGATGAAGACCGCCTTCGTGAAGAACGCCATGGTGGGCGCTGTGCCCCGGTATTTCAGCCGGCAGGACGGAAACGTAAACGAAGGGGAGTTTCTGGACCTGAGCAAGCCCATTGTCCATGTGAACGGAAGTGTGGACGAGGCGAGCCTGCGGCAGATCAACTTCAATCAGCTGCCGGGTGTATATGTGAATATGCTGGACAGAAGCATCCAGGAGCTGCGGGAGACCACCGGCAACACGGAGACCAGCACCGGCACCGCCAGCGGCGTGACAGCGGCCAGCGCCATCGCCGCGCTTCAGGAGGCCAGCGGAAAGGGCAGCCGGGACGCTACCCAGACCAGCTACCGGGCCTTTGGCCGCATCTGCAAGATGGTGGTGGAGCTGATCCGGCAGTTTTACGATGTGCCCAGGACCTTTCGGATCACGGGCGAGATGGGCCAGGAGCAGTTTGTCACCTACTCCAACAGTGGACTGCTGCCCGTTGCCCAGGGAATGGCCTTCGGCCAGGATATGGGATTTAGGAAGCCGGAATTCGACATCAAGGTCAGCGCTCAGAAGAAGAACGTATACACCAGAGTCAGCCAGAATGAGCTGGCGCTGCAGTTTTTCAAGATGGGCTTCTTCAATCCCCAGCTGACAGACCAGACCATGATGTGCCTGGAGATGATGGACTTTGACGGCAAGGACGAGCTGATGCAGAAGGTGAGCCGTATGGGTGGCATGATGCAGCTGCTGCAGCAGGTGCTGCCGCTGGCGATTCAGGCTATGGCCCAGGTGAATCCCGCGATGGCCCAGCAGCTGATGATGCAGGCACAGCAGATGGGTGTGGCGGCAATGCCCGTAGCTCCCGGAGGAGGCGGAAATATCAGCCTGACCCAGGGGGACAACATCAAGGGTATTCAGCCCAAGGAGCACGGAATCGTCCGCAATGCCAGAGAGCGGGCCAACGAGGCTACTCAGCCCAGCACCGGCAAGGTGGTCAGGACTGAGGAGGAGCGCAGAAGATGATCGAGGTGAGCTACTGGAAGAAATACTGCCGGGTGAGGATCAAGGGCCATGCCCACAGCGGTGAGCCGGGAAAGGACCTGATCTGCGCCGGGGCTTCCACTCTGGCGGTTACCCTGGCAACCAATGTGCGCTATATGGCGGAGATGGGCTACGTGATGAACCCCATCGTTGATCTGGAGAGTGGGGACGCCATGATCCAGTGCACACCCAGGTGCAATTACCGCAAGAGTGTGGAGCAGGTATTCAACAGCGTGTGCGTGGGCTTTGACGCCCTGGCTAACCAGTATCCGGAGCATATCCGGTATGAGGTGCGGGGGTAGGCAGATATATCCGGGAGATTGCCACACCAGTGTGCGCACTGGTTCGCAATGACCGGGTTGTTTGACGGTGCGGGTATAGAGAAACCGCAGCGGGCTTTGATATGATTGGCACAGAGCATGGGAGTCGTGGGCCCTGTACCAACCCACAGAATAAATGCTTGGAGGCAAAGAAATGCTTGACAACAAATGGTGGCTTCTGCAGCTTTTCGCAGGTGAGGGCTCCGGTGGCTCCGGAGCAGCAGCCGGTGGAGAGGGCAGCGCTGCCGCAACGGGCGAAAATTCTGCCGACGCCGGGCAGCAGAGGCTTCGGGAGCTGGGGGTTCCCGAGGACAAGATCAGAAAGAACCGGGCGTACCGTACCGCTCCGAAGCAGACCGAGGCGAAGCCGGCCGAGGTAAGCCAGGAGCAGCCGGAGCAGGCCGCCGCTGCACAGGAAGCGCCCCCCACAGAAGAGAAAGCTCCCAGAATGACCTGGGAGGAGATCATGAAAGACCCGGAATACAACAAGGAGATGCAGAGCACGGTTCAGTCCAGAGTGCGCAACTTTAAGGCTGCCCAGGAGGCCATGGATATATTGGCACCTTGCCTGGAAGTGCTGTTCAATAAGCATGGACTGGATTCTCAGAAGCGTGACTACAAGGCCCTTAACCAGAAAATCCTGGACGATGACAGCTTATATGAGGACAAGGCTTATGAGCTGAACGTTCCCAAGGATGTGGCCAAGACCCTTGTGAAGCAGGAAATGGACCTTCAGCGCTATCAGCGGCAGGAGCAGATCTCCATGCAGCAGCGCCAGAATGTGGAGCATTTACAGAGGCTTGAGCAGCAGGCACAGGCACTGAAAGCCCAGTATCCCGGTTTCGATCTCAGAGCAGAGCTGCAGAATCCCGTTTTCGCGCGGATTACTGACCCCAAGATCGGCCTTAGCGTCGAGGACGCTTATTATGCCGTTCACCGCAAGGATATCCAGCAGGCCCAGGCCCAGGTGATAGCGGAGCAGACGGCCAAGCAGATGTCCAACGCCGTCAGGTCCAACGCACGCAGACCGGATGAGAGCGGCAGCGCACAGGCTCCTTCTGTGACACATTTTGACTACAAGAAAGCCACCAAGGAAGAGCGGAAGGCCCTGAAAGCCTCCATCTACGCCGCGGCGGCGAAAGGACAGAAGATCTATCCGGGGAGATGACCGGATGGACTAGGGGATCGCCACAGGGCTTCGCCCTTCGCGATGACCTGTAATTTTGTATGTTTCAAGGAGGAGATACAGTATGTTTATGTTTGATTTTATCCAGCTTTTTGCTGATGCCGGCAATTTAGTGAACGCTACCGGCGGCTATGTGAACGCCTACAGCGGTCAGGTGACCGCCTTTGACACCACCAACACCCTGGCGGCTGAACTGAAGACCTTCTACGACACCGAGCTTCTGGAGAATGCCCGGGTTGAGATGTTCTACGCTCAGTTCGCCAAGAAGCAGAACCTGCCCGCAGGCCGCGGTAAGACCGTGGAATGGCGCAAGTGGAACACCTTCGCCAAGGCTAATGTGCTGCAGGAAGGCGTGATTCCCACCGGTCAGAAGTTCGGCATGAGCACCAAGACCGGCACCATCAACCAGTATGGTACCTACGCCACCGTTTCCGATCAGCTGGAGCTGCACGCCTACGATGACGTGATCCTGGGCGCCACCGAGGAAATGGGCGCTTCCGCTTCCGAGACCCAGGAGACCCTGATCCGGGACGCTCTGCTGACCAACACCAACGTGATGTACTGCGACAACATCACCCTGGCTACCGGCGCTGTGGCTTCTACCCCCACCGCACCCAGTGCGATGGAGGCCAGCACCACCGCTATGGCTCTCCTGACTCCCGACATGGTTGCCAAGGCCGTGACCAAGATGAAGAAGGACCGGGTGCCCACCATCGACGGCAAGTATTACGCCGTGATCCATCCCAGCGTTGCCTACGACCTGCGCAAGAGCGAGGCATGGGTGGAGGCCCACAAGTACGCTCAGCCCGGTGAGATCTACAACGGTGAGATCGGTGAGCTCCACGGCTGCCGCTTCATCGAGAACGTCTTCGCTCCCGTGCTGACGGGCACATACGTGAACAAGGCCGGCGGAGCCACCTACGCCACCTACTTCTTCGGCAAGGAGGCCTTCGGCATCATCGATCCCGAGGGCGGCGCTCTGGAGATGATCATCCACGACAAGAGCGAAATCGGCGGCCCTCTGAACCAGTTCAGCACCATCGGCTACAAGCTGGAGACCAACGGCGCCACCATCCTGTACCCCGAGCGGGTGCTGCGTGTGATGAGCACGTCCAGCTACTCCGCCATCGACGCAGCCAACTGATAAGCTGAGGGAGGGGGGAAACCCCCTCCTGAAGAAAATACCGGGGGAAATATCCCTGAAGAAAATACCGGGAGATCGCCACAGGGCTGCGCCCTTCGCGATGACCTGACTTTTAGGAGGTTAATATGGCAGAAGCAAAGAAGAAGGAAACCGCTGAGGAGCGGGTGGAGATCTACGTCCCGGCAAAGATCGGCAACGATGATCCCAACCTGTTCGTGAGCGTGAACGGCGTCAACTATCTGCTGCCCAAGGGCAAGAGAAGCATGGTCCCCAAGCACATCGCTGAGGAGATCCAGCGCAGCCAGCAGGCACAGCAGAAGCAGGACGAACAGATCGATATGATGCTTGCTGCGGCGCAGCAGTAAGACGAGGCGGGGGGCGATGCGCTCCCCGCTTTCTTTATAGGAGGCGATAAAATGAAAGTGATCGAGGCGATCAGCCAGCTGGACAACCTGAAATTCAATACCTACGGACCGGCGGAAAAAGTGAAATGGCTTTCTACCCTGGACGCCACCGTTATGGCGGAGGTCATCGATGTCCATGAGGGCGGAAGCGACGAAGCCTTTACCGGCTACAGCGAAGACGATCTGCAGAAGGAGCTGCTGGTGGAGGCTCCCTTTGATGAGATATATCTGAGATGGATGGAGGCAATGGTGGATTACCACAACGGCGAGATCCAGAGCTACAATGCCGGCATCATCCTCTTCAACAGCGTGTACGAAGCGTTCAAGGCATGGTACGGAAGGACCCATATGCCCAAGGTAAGGGCAAAAAGGTTCTTCTTCTGATGGGAGGCATGGCATGAAAAGACCGCAGCTTCCCTACCGCTCCGTGGAGCGGAGCATGATCGACACCTTCCGGGGCTACAACCATAACCTGAGAATCGGAGACGGGGAAGCCTGGGAGATGCAGAATATGACATCTGACCTTTATCCGGTGCTCTCCCCCAGAAAGAAAAGAGGCGTATACCGCCAGGTACCGGCCATCGGCGGCATTATCGCAAAGGAGAAGCTCTGCTACACTGACGGCAGCGCTTTTGTTATGGGGGATGACCGGTATGAAATGGGCCTTACCGACGGGGAAAAGACCTTAGTCAGCATGGGCGCATTCGTAATCATCCTGCCGGACCGGAAATACATCAACACCGCACAGCCGGAGGACCGGGGCGAGATTGAGAACCAGACGGTTACCGCCGGGGAAGCCACCTTCACCATGAGCAATGTGAGCGGTGAGGTGATTGAAGGGGCAACCAGCAGCGACACGGTACCGGAAAATCCCGGAAACGGCGACTACTGGATCGACACCTCCGAGGAAACGCACAGCCTGAAGCGATGGTCCGCTACCTCCAGCCAGTGGGTGAGCATCGCTACCACCTATGTGCGGATCGACGCTCAGGACATCGGCAAGGGCTTTCAGGAGCATGACGGCGTTACCATCAGCGGCATTACCATTGACAGCCTGACGGACCTGAACGGCACCATGGCGCTGTGGGCAGCGGAGGATGACTACATCGTTGTGATCGGCTTCCTGGACAGAGCCCAGAGCCAGAGCACACCCATTACCATCAGCCGGCGGATGCCGGAAATGGACTTCGTGACCGAGAGCGGCAACCGGCTATGGGGCTGCCGGTACGGCATGAACGCCGCCGGGGAATTTGTGAATGAAATCTACTGCAGCAAACTGGGAGATTTTCGCAACTGGAACAGCTTTCTGCAGCTTTCTACCGACAGCTACATCGTGAGCCTGGGTACCGACGGTCCCTTCACCGGCGCCATCACCCACATGGGATACCCCATCTTCTTCAAGGAAAACTGCTTCCACAAGGTATACGGCAGCATTCCCGCAAACTTCCAGGTGCAGACCACGGCCTGCAGAGGCGTTCAGCAGGGCAGCCACAAGAGCCTTGCCATTGTGAACGAGATCCTATACTACAAGGCAGGAACCGCTGTGTGCGCTTACGACGGTAGCCTTCCCACGGAGATCAGCTACTGCCTGGGAAACGTCCACTACTCCAATGCCGTTGCGGGGGCTCACGGCAACAAATACTACGTGAGCATGATGGATCTGGACGGCGGGTGGCATCTTTTCGTATGGGATACGGCGAAAAAGCTGTGGCACCGGGAGGACAGCTTCCACGCCATGGCCTTTGCCAGCCACAATAACCAGCTTTACGGCGTGGACGAAAATGGCGGGATCTGGACCATGCTCTCCGGAAACGATGAGCAGAAGCTGACCTGGGTGTGGGACACCGGGGAAATCGGACTGAATCTTCCGGATATGAAGTACATCAACCATCTGACCATCCGCATGAGCCTGGAAAGCGGCACGGAGGTCAGACTCTTTGCCAAGTACAACCAGAGCGACGAATGGCAGCCGCTTTACGCACTGAGAAGCTCGGAGCTGAAGAGCTTCGATATTCCCGTCAAGCCCAGACGCTGTGACTATATGCAGCTGCGGATCAGCGGAGACGGACCGGCGAAGGTCTACTCCATCACAAAATCCATAATGCAAGGGAGTGCCAGATCATGATGAATTTGCCTTATCCGAAAATCACAGCCCCGGACCCGGCGGGTCAGGTGGCACAGCTGAAAAGCTATCTCTACCAGCTGATCGACCAGCTGAATTACCAGCTTCAGCAGCTGGAGAAGAATACAAAAAAGGAGGAGTAATCTATGACCAGGAAAGATGACCTTGAAATGGAAAAGGATGCCGCGCTTCCGGAGGAGATCGGTACCGACAGCGACGGCATGGGCGCCGCTACGCTGGGCGGCTATGTGAATCCCTACGCGGGGCAGATTCAGGAACTGTACCAGAATATCAGCAACCGGCAGCCCTTCCAGTATGACGTGGACAGCGACGCCATGTATCAGGCGCTGAAGGACCAGTACATCACCGGGGGAAAGCTGGCCATGATGGATACCATGGGTCAGGCAGCGCAGCTGACCGGCGGCTACGGCAACTCCTACGCTCAGGGCGTGGGCCAGCAGGCTTACCAGGGCTATCTGCAGGGGCTCAATGACCAGCTGCCGGACCTTTACAACATGGCGCTGCAGAACTACATCCAGACCGGCGATGCCATGCTCCAGGAATACGGTATGCTGCAGGATATGGCGGCGGACGATTACGGCAAATATCAGGACCAGATGGCGCTGGTGCAGCCCCAGGTGATGGAAATGCTGGCGGCTGGCGTGATGCCCAGCGATGAGATGATCGCACAGTCCGGCCTGAGCAGGGAGTATATCGATGCTATGTATCCCGGTCTGCTCGACGGATCTGGCGGAGACAGCGGATGGAAGGCAAGCGACTGGTTCCATGCTGACGGTACCGTAAAACTCAACAGGGTAAATAGTGACTATCGAGATGCTGCCGCTGAATACAACGTAAACCTCAAGGGCGAGGGCGGCGGACGAGGAAATCGACTATATGACGCGGAGCACGGCACGGATTACAGCAGAACGGGAGACGACTACGGAGATGTGCCTATGTATGGTGATGTGGCCGAAGCGGCTGCGCAGGCGTGGGAGGCGTGGTCAAGTGCTGATATTGCTACCAAAACAGCGAAGGTCAATGAAATCTTAAATGCTGCCAGGGCAGACGGTTTTCCTGATGCTGATGCCGCAGCTATTCTCAATTGGATTACTACGGGCGGCCCCAGCAAGGCTAAGGGATAAAAGGAGGCAAGATGGGCAAATTTCGGGACCTTGTCAATGAACGAGGATATGATTTGACTGCCAAAAGGTCTGTATACATTCCGACGCCTGAAGAGAAGGCGCAGATCAACAAGCGGAATATGGGTCTTGGCGGAGCCGATAATGCGCTTTCCGGCGGACTTCTTGGCACCGGCGCACTGTACGGGCAGCTCAAGAAGGAAAAAGAGCAGGAGCGCAACAACTACCTTGCTAATCTGGACACTGATTCCGAGCGGTGGTGGGTTATGTCTGCTGAGGACGCCATCAAGGAGATGGAGGACCTGGAGTATGACCTGAACTTCTCCATGAGCCTTTACTCCCCCGAGGATCAGGAGCGGATGAAGGCACGGTACGCCGGCCTTCAGAGCATTTACGGCGATAACGCCGAGGCGGTGAGGGAAGCGTGGAAAACAAGGTCTTCGGATCTTGACGAGGCTGTGGAATTCCAGAAGGGTCTGCGGCAGAATGAGCGCATCCAGGGCTGGCAGAATAAATACGCCGGAATGAGCTACTATGACCTGAACCAGGCTATGGCGAATGCGGAAACCGACGCGGAAAAAGCATGGCTTCAGCAGTATGCCCCCACCCAGATGACCGAGCAGGACTACAGCATTGCCCTGGGCGATATCAACACGGAGCTTTACAAGCTGGAAAAGCTGGCGGAAAGCCTTGCGGATGATCCCATGAATCAGGAGGCCGGACGGCTTCAGGAGATGGGGCTGGAAAGCGCTGCGGACGTCAACAACCGGATCGAGGAGCTGAAGCGGCAGAAATGGCAGCTGGAGCATGACCGGGAGTACAGAAGCATTCCTCAGAATGAGGATTTTGAGCTGATGTCCCAGTTTACCAACAGCGGCGTGGGCGCAGACTTCCGTGGGGTTAATCAGCAGCAGGATGCCCGGGATGTCATTGCCGACATTCTTGGCGTATTCCCGGTGCTGTACAACACCCAGTATGAGCGGATGACGGAGGAAGAGGTCAAAACCTTCAACTACCTCTACCAGACCCAGGGAAAAAACGCGGCGGAGGAATACATCGATTACCTGAAGCCTCAGCTGGACAGCAGAAGAACGGATGAGTTTGCCCAGTCTCTTACGGACTTTACCGGAAGAAACGCCGGTACGGCTTTCCTGGGAAGCGCCGCTTCTGTTCCCCTGAACCTGATCAGCGGTATTGGCGCACTGGATGTTGGCGCACAGCATCTTATGCAGGACATTACCGGAGAATACAGACCGATCAATTACAATAACCCCGGCATGATGCTCTCCAAAGGCACGGAGGCTGTCCGTGGAACCACTGCGGGAATGATCACGGACGCTACCGGCACCATCCAGCTGGACGAAAAGAAGCACCCGGTACTCAGCACCATCCTGAACGGCAGAGGTCTGGCGGACGTTTACCAGCTGGGCATGAGCGCCATCGACAGCAGGGTTGCGGCACTGACCGGCAATCCCGCCGTAGCGACCGCACTGCTTTCCTCCTCCGCAGCCACCAGCGGTGTGCTGGACGCTCTGGAGCGGGGCGCAACGGATGAGCAGGCGCTTTCCATGGGACTGTGGAACGGTGCGTTTGAGGCGCTGTTTGAGTACATCGAGGTGGATAACCTGCTGAAGGGCGACCCCAACTGGATCAAGGCGGTGACCAATCAGGCCATCACCGAGGGTCTGGGCGAAGGCTTTACCTCCGTTGCCAACAACATTGCCGACGGAATCATCATGGCGGACAAGTCCGCTCTCATGCAGGCGGCTGCGGAATATGAGGCCCAGGGCCTTTCCGAGCGGGAGGCTTATCGCAAGGCACTGGCGGACATGATGGTGGACATCGGCTGGGATATCGTCGGCGGCGCTGCCAGCGGCGGACTGAGTTCGGGAGGCTACAGCGCTGTGGGGGCTATCACATCCAGAATGCAGTACAATGCCCTTCCTCAGCAGATCAAAACCTCCACGGAGCGGCTGCAGAGCCTGGGAATGGACCGGAACACTGCGCTGGATGCTTCCGGACAGCTTTACGAACTGGGACAGAAGTATGAGGGCCAGCGGGACGCCTTTATGGCTGCCTATGACCCGAAGCAGGATGTTTACCGGTACGCCAGCGACTTCAATACCGCATGGGAGATCGGCAGAAACAACGGCAACCGGGAATACATCGGCAAACTGAGCCTCTCCGAAGCCCAGGGGAAGATTGCCTACGAGCTGGGCGTGGCTGCTGCAAAGGCGAAAAGCGAGACGGCTACAGTTGCTCCCGAAGAAAAGGAAAGCGGCTACAGCGTCAGCGAGGGCGGCGAGACGGTCAGCGCCGAGACTGGCAGGAAGATCACCATCAAGGGCTTTACATCCGTTGGAAGCGACGCCACGCTGGATATCGGCGGCGGAAAAACCATCAAGGCGGAAGATGTCAGCTATGGGGATATCGACGAGGCGATGCTCTATGAGACCGTTGCGGAGGTTGCGGGCAGCACCAGAAACGCCAACAACATTCTGGAAGATTACCGCAAGGCAGCGGAGGACGGCATGAGCGCCTCTGACTACGCGGCAGCGCTGCGGCAGACCTATGACCTGGGCGTCAGCGGTCAGGTGGCGGAGCGGCAGCTGGGAACCTATGAGCTTGCCGGAAAGCTGGGTGTGGGCGTTCGCAGCATTATCTTCAGCCAGGGACGCAAGCGCGGCGACTACAAAGCTACGGCGAAGCAGGCTGTGACCCAGGCACGGGGCCGTCAGGCAAAGGGCAACCGGCAGGGAACCTTCCATTTTGAGCGGAACGGCAGAACCTTCAGCAAGACCCAGGAAGCCTCTCTGGGGGCGCTGGAGAGCCTCAGCAAGGCGCTGGGCGTAGATATCTACATTTACGAGAGCTACGAGGACGGCGGCAAGCGGGTCTACCAGGACCGTAGCGGCAAGGTTAAGAGCGCTCCCAACGGATGGTATGACACCGAGACCGGAGCGATCCACATTGACCTGAATGCCGGCAACTTCGGCCAGGGAACCATGATGTTTACGGCGGCCCATGAGCTGACCCATTTTATCAAGCAGTGGAGCCCGGTGAAATTCCGAAAGCTGGCGAACCTGCTGGTTGACCGGTACGCTGAGCAGGGTGTATCCGTAAGGGACCTGATCGACAACCAGATCGCCAAGGCGGAGAAAAACGGCAGGACCATCGACCGGGACATCGCTTTTGAGGAAGTGGTGGCGGACTCTATGGAGACGATGCTGACCCAGGGCGACGCAGCCTCCTTCATGGCGGAGCTCAAGCAGCAGGACAAGACCCTTTGGGAGAAGGTCCGGGACTGGTTTAAGAACCTGGCCGAGAAACTGCGGGGCGTTGTAGATGCCTACCAGGGCTACACGCCGGACTCCCCCGAGGGACGGATCGTTGCTCAGATGGAGGACTTCATCGGGGTGCTGCAGGAGGCTTACTCCGAGGCGCTGATGGATGCCAGCGAGAATTACCGGGCCAACGAGGGCAAAAAAAATACCACCCGGGAGGGTGGCAATACTGACGCGGAAGATGTACTTTTTTCAGAACGAAACGACATCGTAGATGTAAACGGAAAAGAGTATGAGAGCGTCATTATGCTGGATAAGCATGTATCCAAACGCGTCCTGTCAGACTCGAGAGCTTTCTCTAAATTCCTTGCGGCCAATCTGTTTAATAAAAAAATCTCTGTTTTTGATAAGAATGGAGATGTTGAGATTATTGAGTTTGCCGGTGAAAAAGAACGAGTCACTAAGAATGGCAATAGACATCAGGTAAGGGGCGAACTGGAATACGCAAAAGGAGCAACAAGGAGGGTAATAATTGCCAACCTTGAAGAGGTTGCGAGATACTCCTCATATGACCCTGTTTTTTCAAGCGATGACAATTCCCATGGATGGCTTGACAAAAATGGATGGGAGTCCAGAAAAACCTTTGTTACTGATGGTGATACGATATACGAGGCGTATCTGAAAATTGGAAAAGCCGCTGATGGCAGGAATATCCTTTACGCAGTAAATTGTAATGTAAATAATGGCATCGCTGTGGATAAGGGTGCCACATCAGAACGAGCGGCGATCCTATCAGCAATGCCATCTAGTGGTACTTTATCACATCCTGATGGTGGTGTCAATCACAAATCCACGAAAAAGCAGTCCGACCGGGAATATCTCGCAGCCGTAGAACGCGGCGACATGGCAACGGCGCAGCGGATGGTGGATGAGGCTGCCAAACGATGGGGAGCTTTTCTGAATAATGCCGAGGCTAATGAGGTGTTCAAGCAAAGCGGAGAGGTGAGGATCTTCTACCATGGTACGAATACCGGAGATTTCACGGTGTTCGACAAATCCCTCCTTGGTAATTCCAGTGGTGATCTTGGGTGGTTTGGCAAGGGATTCTATTTTGCTTTCAGCTCTCAGGAGGCAGCTAGCTACGGCGGGCGTGTGATTAACGCTTATCTGAAAATGAGCAAACCCTACGACTACAGCCAGCTTTACAAGTTCAAAGGTTCGGAGAATGTATCTAGTCGATATTCCAGATTCGCATGGCTCTATAATGTCGTGGATCAGTTTCCAGACATTGTGAATGGGCAGAAAGTCTATGCTTATCCCAACGATGCGGAGGACGGCTCTGTTGTGAGCTGGAAACAGTTGGCCAAGTGGATGGACAGGATTGAGCGGGATGTCGAGTTCTCTGTTGAACAGGTAGAAACACCGTATGGCGAAACTGCCTGGGAGCTTCGGGCCGATCCGAAACAGGAGAGCTTCACCAATGCTGACGGAGAGACCTTCACATGGACAGAATATGGCATGCGGCAGCAGTTTACTACAGAGGAGGAAGCAAAGGCACCGATCAATCAGATCGGCGCGTATCTGGCCAATGTGATGGGAGTGGAGACGATTCCCAGAAGGTCGATCGAAAAGATCGATTTTTCCGGAGCTGTTCAACGAGCAGGATATGACGGGATCATCCAGTCTCCAAGCGGAGACGAAGCGGTCGTGTTTGAACCGAGCCAAATCAAGTCTTCTGACCCAGTGACCTATGGTGATGACGGCAAGGTGATCCCGCTTTCTGAACGGTTCGATACAACCAAAGCGGATATCCGGTATTCCGACCGGGACCCGACCGCGGCGGCGACGGCCCAGGAGCTGGAGAAGCAGAACGCAAAGCTGCGGCAGGACGTGAAGGACCTGCGGGAGCTGCTGAGCCTTCAGGGGAAGCTGACGAAGGGTACGGAGTTCCGGAAATCCTCCATCGAGGCGGCTGTGAAGGGCCTTGCGCAGACGGCAGGAGCTACTCTGGACGCTGAAGGACGGACCCAGCTTTACGATATGCTGAAGGGCTTCTACCGCTACATCGCATCGGACGAAAACCTTGCCTGGGAGGGCGTTCGGGAAGAGGCGGGGAAGATCGCTGACTTCCTCCAGAGCAATGTAAAATTCAAGCCTCAGCGCAGCGACTACGCCAACGACGTTCTGGGGTATCTGAGAGGCCAGCGGGTAGCGCTTAGCGAAAGCCAGCGGGCAAAGGTTGAAAAGCTCTACGGCTACGAAAACTTCCGCAGGCAGCTTTTCGGCGCTGGCATTTACCTGAGCAAGGACGGCATCAGCCTGGACAGCCTCTGGCATGAGGCGGCAGGCGGCGATATGTTCCCCGGAACTTTCGACATGGATATTGCGGAGGGCAATCAGCCGGCGGAGCTGCTGCGGGTCATCGACGGCATGAGAGAGGATGACGGCAGCGGGGCGCTGGAATACGCCTACAACCGGGACTTTATCCGGCAGGACCTGATCCAGGCGGTTTACGACAGCTACTGGCGGGTGGATAATCTGCACACCGTAGCAGACCGGAAGCAACGGGAGATCAACGAGATCCGCAAAAATCACAATGAGCGGATGGATGCGCTGAAGGAAAGCCATCAGCAGACCGTTAACCGGCTCAAGGAGGAGCGCAGAGCGGACATCCAGGCGGTGAGAGACGCATACCGGGAGCGCAATGCCAGAGACCTTCAGAAGGCCCGGGAGCGGTACGCTCAGGCCAGAGAGCGGGGCAAAGAGAGCAGAGCGGCGGCAAGCCAGCGGCAGATCGTAGAGAAAGCGGCCAGGGACATGATGGATATGCTTCGCAAGCCTACCAAGGACGCACACGTCCCCATGGCGCTGCAGAAGCCTCTGGAAAAGCTGCTTGATTCCATCGACTTTACCAGCAACCGGGCGGCTTCCGGCGGTGATCCGACCATCCGGGATGTGGCCTACACCAGAGCACTGCAGGATGTGAAGCTGGCAATCGCTGCACAGCGGACGGCGCTTGAGGGCGACGGAGACGGTACCTTCAGTCTGGACGTTCCCAAGGAATTTTTGGACCAGATCGACGCGCACATCAAGATGATCCAGGATGCCACCGAGGGACTGGACCTGACCACAAACCGGGTTCACGAAATGAGCAGCGACGAGCTGCGGGACCTGGCGTACATCCTGAAGACCATCAACAGAGCCGTGCGGCAGATCGACAGGCTGCACATGGAAGGGGCCAAGGCAAGGGTCAGCGACCTGGCAAAGGATACCGTATGGGAAATGGGCCGGAGAACCCCCGTGAAGACCGAGGACGGCGGAGCGGCAATGTGGGCCAACTACACGCCTACCTTCGCCTTTGAGCGGATGGGCGGTGCGGCAACCCAGATTCTGGACGGCCTGAAAATGGGCCAGGCGAAGCTGGCACGGACATCCGACTCGATCATCAAATTTGCCGGGGAAACCTACAACAGCAAAGAGGTGAAGGATTGGGAACAGGACATTCACGAGATCAAGCTGGAAAGCGGCAAGACCGTGAAGATGACCAGCGCCCAGATCATGAGCTTCTACTGCCTGAGCCGCAGAGAACAGGCCAAGGGCCACCTGAACGGCGGCGGCATCCGGATGGGTAATATCGGAGAGGGCCGGAAGGAAGTGATCCAGAGAGACCACTACAAGCTGACCCAGAACGACATTGCCAAGATCAACGGAATGCTGACGGACCGGCAGCGGGAAGTTGCCAATAAGCTGCAGGGCTATATGGCTGATGTGGGCGGCAGGCTGGGCAATGAAATCTCCATGGCCCGGTGGGACTATGTCGAGATGACGGACAAGGATTACTTCCCCATCCGATCTGACAGCGATATCCACGACGCCAGAAATCCCGACCAGGACAAGGCAAACCTCTGGGGACTGCTGAACAAGAGCTTTACCAAGGCTGTGGTGAAGGGTGCCAACGACGCTATGATCGTCAGCTCCATTTTCGATGTGTTCGCAAACCACATGAGCGAAATGGCGGAATACAACGCATTTGCCCTGCCGCTGGTTGACGCCATGAAATGGTACAACTACCGGGAGACCCAGAAGGGTGAGGGCGACCAGATCACGACCGTGGGCGTCAAGAAGGCGCTGAACGATACCCTGGGCACCGCTGCCGGTAAATACTTCATCGACCTGATGACGGACATCAACAGCAGCCAGAAGGCGGGCCGGTTCGAGAATTTCTTCGGAAAGCTCCTGAGCCGCAGCAAGGGAGCAAGCGTGGGCTGGAACCTGCGTGTGGCTATCCAGCAGCCTACAGCTATCCTGAGAGCGTCCGTATACCTGGACCCCAGGAATCTGCTGAGAGGTGTATCCAAATTCGGCTCCAAAAAACTGGGCGAGGAAATGCGCAAATACAGCGGCATCGCCCTGTGGAAGAGCCTGGGCTACTACGACCTGAACATCAGCAGAGGCGTTACCGATCAGATCAAGGGCGATACAACCCTTCTGGACAAGATGAACGATTGGGGAATGTGGCTGCCCGGAAAAATGGACCAGTGGACCTGGACTTCTATCTGGGCCGGATGCAAGGCGCAGGTACAGGCTGAAAAGAACCTGACCGGTGAGGCCCTGCTTCGGGAGACCGCAAAGCTCTTCGATGACCTGGTATACCACACGCAGGTTGCTGACAGCGTGCTGACCAGATCCAGCATCATGCGCTCCAAGAGCCAGACGATCAAAGAGCTGACCAGCTTCATGGCAGAGCCTACCATGTCGGCCAACCTGCTGCTGAGCGCATTCCAGGACTACCGGGAGGGCGTTACCAAGGGCGAGAAGGCAAAGCGGGCTATGCGGATCGCCTTCTGCGGCTATGTGCTTTCCGGACTTGCAAACGCTCTGATCACAGCCTTTGCGGATGCCTTCCGGGACGATGACGAATACGAAGGCTACTGGGAGAAATACTTCCAGGCCCTGTTTGGCGAGAAGGTCTACGACGGCAACCTGTTCGCTGAGCTGAATCCGCTGGAGAAAATCGTATTCGTGCGGGACATTCTCTCCATGCTTCAGGGCTATGAAGCCAGTAAGAATCCCTTTATGGAGCTGGTGGAGAGCAGCGTGGGGCTGCTGAAGAACGTCGGAAAGTTCATTCAGGGCAAGGGGAGCCTGACCGCCTACGGCCTGATTTACCAGGGATTGCAGGTGCTGGGCAGTTTCACCGGAGCGGCTCCTGCAAATATGCTGCGGGAAGTTACCACCATCTGGAACAACACCTTCGGAAAGTGGAACAACATGATTATCCACAGGTATGAAACCGATCCGAAACAGGCAATCCGGGATGCATACAAGGCCGGCGCACTGGGTAAGCGGGAAGCACAGGACGCTCTGATTGAGCAGGGGGTAACTGTGACAGACGCTTACTGGATGGTGAAGGAATGGGAAACCGGAAACACCTCCAAGTACACTGACCTCTACACTGCCGCACTGAACGGACAGGATCTGACGGCCCACATCCGGGAGCTTACCGAGAACGGAAAGACCAAAAAGCAGGTGCTTGGTGAGCTGAAGAGTCAGATTGGCACCTGGTACACGGACCCTGAAAGTGATACCAGGATCGACCGGGAAGAAGCAAAGCGGATGCTTGAGCAGTATTTTGACCTGAATACGAATGAGATCGAGGACCAGCTTCGTCTCTGGGACATGAAAGCTGACACCGGCTTCAGTTTGAATGATCTGAAACAGAAATTCCTGGACGAGGCAGTCAGCGCGGATGATGCTGTACGCTACCTGGTGGAGTACGGCGGAAATACTCAGGAGGATGCTCAGGAAAGGGTTTATGAATGGGCCTTTGAGCTGGAGCACGGATACAGCTACGACGATATCCGCCAGACCTATCAGGACGGCGAAATTACCGCCGATGAGGCCAGGGATGTGATGATGGAGGTGGCTGGGAAAACGCAGGAGCAGGCTGATTACAGCCTTCTGCTGTGGGACTTTGAAAAGGAAAACGGCTGGAAGTATGAAGACCGGGCATCCCTTTACAAGGACGGTAAGATCACCAGAGACCAACTGAGCAAGGCGCTGATGGACGTGGGCGAATACGAAAAGCAGGATGCTCTTTACCAGGTAGAGGTTTACGACTGGGAAATGGAGGGCCTGGAAGGGGCCACCATCAAGAGAGTCCAGAAATGGCACGAATACTGCAAGAGCGCCGGCATCAGCAAAGAGAATTTCCTTGACATTCATGTCTTCTCCGCAAATACCAAGAATGACGTGGACGCGGAAGGAAAAACCATCGACTACTCTGCCATGAAAAAAGTAATGGCGGAAATCAACAGACTGCCTCTGAGCAATGCTCAGAAAGACGCACTGGCTCAGTCTCTGGGCTGGAGCGAAAAGAACATCAGGAAATATAAGCCCTGGTAATACAGGAACGGTCCGGGTATAGAGAAGCCCGGGCCGTTTTTGCTATGATGGGCCATGAAAGGAGGAATGCACTTTGAATTATGCTGTTACAAGGATCTCTCTGGATATCCAGGCTACCAGCGCTCCTCAGGTGCTGGGATGCAAGCGCGGCGATACCAAGCGGGAGCTGCGGATCTCTCTGGTAGACCGGGGTGACCCTTATATCATTGCGGAAGATTGCCATGTGGTTTTCACTGCCCTGAAGCCTGACGGAAACCGGATATACAATGACTGCGTCGTGGAAAACAACATCATCCGATACCGGTTTACACCGCAGACCAGCAATGTGGCCGGCAATCTGGAATGCGAGGTAAAGGTCTACGACGCCAACGACGAGATGATCACCAGCCCGAGATTCGGCATCCAGGTGGAGCAGCCGGTATTTTACGACGGGGATATTCCGGAGAGCGATCCGGAATTCAATGCCATTACGGACATTATCCGGAATACGGCACAGGAGTATCTGGAAGAAAACCCGGTACTGGTGGATAACACTCTTGAGAAGCCCAATATGGCCGCGGAAGCGAAGGCTGTTGGCGATGCGCTGGAAGATCTGCGGGAAGATGCTCTGCTGAGAACCGGCGGCACGATGCTGGGACATCTGAATGTGGTAGAACCGGAGGATTCGGCTCACGCGGCAAGCAAGGGCTATGTGGACAATGCCGTAATGACGGCACAGTATATCCAGGTTACGCTGCTGGCAGATGGCTGGATCGCTCAGGAAGATGGTTCTTTCACACAGGCAATCAGCTACTCGGGTATTACCGCGGATGACAGACCTCATTTTGGCCCGGTGTATTCCGGTGACCGGACCGCCCGTCTGGCGCAGAAGGAGGACTGGGCAAAGGTGGATGACCTGGATACGGAAAACAGTTATCTGGTCTTTACCTGCCTGGAAGAGAAGCCCTCCGGGGACCTTACGGTGCAGCTGGAGCTGAAGCGCAGCGGCGGCAGCGGCGGCAGCGGCGGGGCTTCCGTAAATCTTGAGGAGCTTTATCAGGCTTCCATGGGGGAGGAATACTGA